TAGACCTCAAGGTGAATACGAGAGATATGCATCGGAAGTTGGTGGTGGTAATGTTTATGGTAAGCGAAAAGTAGCAGTTATAAAAGAAGGCACACGAGCTAACTCTATTACAGATGCTTTAACTGGTAAAACAAATGCTTACAAAGAATATAGCACCAAAACAGAGTATAAGACTTGGAAAGAACCTAAAAAGAAATCAAAATCAAAATCCAAGAGTATAAAACAGTCTGGATTGGGAAGAGTTTATATTCCTGGGAAAACAGGTACCTCAGACGAAATATTGAAACACTGAGGTGATTAAATGTTATCAAACACAACAGTTCCTACCGAGTACGGTAAATTCAGGGATGCGGTTTTGTCTGGTGAAATACCTGTATCTGAAACCATATCGATGCAAATGAACCGTATAGACGATGATATCGCAAACCCAGAGTATTTTTATGATAGTAAGGCAATTCAAGGTTATATAAACTTCTGTGAAAATGAGTTAACTCTTACAGATGGTACTGATTTGGTTCTGCTACCTACATTTAAACTGTGGGCGGAGGACCTGCTTGCTTGGTACTATTATGTCGATAAGAAGATATTTGACCCTGTAACTGGACAATTCAAAATCGTTCGTAAGAAACAGAGATTGAGAAACAAACAATATCTTATTATTGCTCGTGGTAACTCTAAGTCACTTTATGAGTCCACTCTGCAGGCATATTTCCTTACAATCGACACTTCTACGACTCATCAAATAACAACAGCACCTACTATGAAACAGGCGCAAGAAGTTGTACAGTCAATATCTACAGCTATCTCAAAAGCTCGTGGACCTTTGTTTAAAGCCCTTACACAAGGAAACAACAAGTCTAGAATGACTTATACACAAGCCAAATTGGCTTCTACCAAGAAGGGTATAGAGAATAAGCTCACAAACTCACTCGTAGAGATTCGAGCTATGAGTATTGACAAGATGCAGGGTCTTCGTTTAAAAGTAGCGACAGTCGACGAATGGTTGTCTGGCGACCTAAAAGAAGATGTTGTTGGTGCTCTTGAGCAATCTGCCGCTAAAGGTAACATAGACGACTATGTCATTGTTGCAGTTTCATCAGAAGGTACTGTTCGTGACTCGGTCGGTGACTCAATGAAAATGGAATTACTTTCAATCCTACGAGGTGAATACTATGATCCTCATACATCAATCTGGTATTATAGACTTGATGATATTAAGGAAATTAACAATCCTGATATGTGGATGAAGGCTAGTCCTAATTTAGGAGTCACAGTTTCATGGGAAGCATACCAACGCGATGTTGAGCGTGCTGAAGCTAACCCTGCTGTACGTAATGATATTCTAGCAAAACGTTTCGGTATACCAGTTGAAGGACATACATATTTCTTTACATATGAAGAAATACAATTACACAACCCTCAGAATTACGACCATATGGATTGCGCAATGGGGATGGACGCTTCTCAGGGTGATGACTTCTGGGCATTCTCTTGGTTATTCCCACTTAGCGGTGGTAGAATGGGTGTTAAGGTCAGATCATATATTACCAAACGTAAATATATGAAACAACCGTCAGCAACACGTCAAAAGTATGACGAGCTGATAGAAGAAGGGACTCTTATCGTTCATGATTCTGCTATTCTAGATTGGGAAGAAATTTTCGAAGATGTTATTGAATATATGTTCTCTCACGACTGGAATGTAGTGGCATTTGGTTATGACCCTTATAATGCCGCTCCGTTTGTTGAAAGATGGTGTAACGAAAATGGTGAGTATGGTGTAGTAAAAGTTAGACAAGGTGTTCGCACCGAATCCGTTCCTCTAGGGGAGATGAAGGCTTTAGCTACCGACAGAATGCTCATATTTGATGAAGAGACAATGAAGTTCTCAATGGGTAACGCAATTGTTATTCAAGATAACAACGGTAACTTCAAACTTAGCAAAAAGCGTTCAGAAGACAAAATCGATAACGTTGCGTCTACAATGGATGCTTTAGTTGCCTTCAAAGAAAACAAGGAGCAATTTATATAAATGGGAGAAGATTCTCTATTGTTGCATTCTTGGAATGCGTTCAACGCTAGTAACCAGTTATCAAGCAACTATATGAGTAATACTGACCCTTTCAACTATTCTTCAGTTGGTAAACAGTCTGCTCATTATTTGAGTTCTGGTTACATGTATGGAAAAGCTGATATGCTAAAAGGGATTATCAGCCGAATTGCTTTAGACTCGTCTATGGTTGAATTTAAACATTTGAAAATCAACGAGAAAGACGGAAATCAAAAGCCTATTAAATCGGGTATTATTAACTGTTTAACATTCGAAGCAAATATCGACCAAACGGGACGGGCTTTCATTTATGATGTTGTCTGGTCGCTATTAGACGAAGGTGTTATTGCAATAGTTCCTATTGATACAAGTCATGACCCTGACGATACATCATCATATGAGGTCGAGAGTATTCGTGTAGCAAAAATAGTAGAATGGTTTCCAAGCCATGTTAAAGTACGATGCTACAATGAGAAAACAGGCTTAGAACAGGATATTATGATGGCTAAACGTGATGTAGCCATTATCGAGTCCCCTCTGTATGCAGTTCTTCAAGAGACTAATCCCACTCTTGCTCTTTTGCAACAAAAAATTGCCCTGATGCAATCCAAAGATAAGGATTTAGCTACGGGTAAAATAAACGGATTTATCCAATTCCCTTACCAAACTAAGGCTGAGTCCCGTAAACAACAAGCCCAAGTAAGACGTAAGGAACTTGAAGAAGAAATGACGAAAAGTCAGTACGGTTTAGCAACATTGGACCACAATGAGAAATTCATTCCAGTTGGTGGAGGTATCACGAACAACCTCCTCGAAGAAGTGCTTAAACTTAAGCAGGACTTTTACAATCAGCTAGGATTCAGTGAATCTATATTTAATGGTACGGCTGACCAAGTGGAGGCCAATCAATACTATTATAGACTAATTGACCCAATTCTTACAGCCATAACTGACGCTATTAATCGTACATTTCTCACCAAAACTGCGCACACTCAGGGTCATAGAATCATGTTCTTTAGAGACCCATTCCGCACATTACCTGTGGAAATGATTGCGAATATAAGTGACACGTTCTCTCGTAACGCTGTATTTACACCAAACGAGATTCGTGCATTGGTTGGTAAACCGCCTCATCCTGATGTCCTCGCCGATCAGTTGTTTAACCGCAACATTGCTGACGGAAATCAAAATGGTGGAATTAACACACCAGGACAAATGGGTGCTGAGATGCCACAAGAAGAAATTATTATCTATGAAGATGGTAATGGTGGTTATGTTGATGAACAAGGGAACCCCGTAGATGAAAACGGAAACCCTATTGAGTAACATTGGAGGTACTTAACTTTTGAAAAAGTTTGACTTTGCGGGATATGTTACAAAAAACGATATTCAGTGTAGTGATGGAGTAACTATACGTCATACAGCCTTCGCTAAAAACGATGGTACGACCGTACCTTTGGTATGGCAACATGACTACTCATCTCCCTCAAATACACTAGGATTTGTTGAGCTCCAACACATGGATGATGGTGTCTGGGGTGAAGCATATCTTAACCGCACACAAAAAGCAATTGATGCCAAAGAACTTATCACGCATGGAGATGTTAATTCATTTTCTATAGGTGCTCGTGGTATTCAAAAAAATGGTCAAGACGTTGTTGATGGAGAAATCTATGAAGTATCACTAGTTCTACGAGGGGCAAACCCAGGGGCTAAGATAGAGCATGTTCTTCAACATTCGGCATACGGCGACCATTACGACGAAGATCAAGGTATTATTTACACTGGTCAAGAACTAGATTTACTGTTCCATTCGGACGATGATGAAGAGGAGGACATTGAAGATATGTCACTAACAGTTGGAGAAGTTTTAGAAACACTCACACCAGAACAAGAAGCAGTTGTTGAAATTGCCCTTACTGAAGGTGTTGACAACCTTACTGAAGAAGGTTTAGCTATTCTTGGTACTTTAAGTGAAGACCAAACAGAAGCTGTATTAGCTGTTGCGGATGCAATGGACGAATACGATGATGAGGAATTCGACGAAGGCGAAGAAGACTTCAAACCGGAAGAAGCAGTTGAAGTCGAAGAAGGAATTGAAGAAGGAATTGAACATTCATATAACTTTGGAGGAGATGATATTTTGAAACATAATACATTCTATGGTGGTGGTGATAACTACTTGACACATTCAGATATTAACACTGTTGTTGAAGCGGCTGTAGAAGGTAAAGCATCTTCGCTTGCCGCTACATTACATGCTAACGGTATGAGCTCTATCGACCTAAAACATGGTTTGGCTGGTATCGATATTTTGTTCCCACAAACACAAAATCAACGTGGTATTCAAATCTATAATCCAGCGGCTCTTAATGTTGAAAAAATCATGGGTATGTTCTACAAAACACCTATGTCACGTATCAAAAATATTTTTGCTGACTTGACTGAAGAAACAGCTCGTGCTCGTGGATATATCAAAGGTAACCAGAAAGTTGATTCTATTGAAGCATTGTTCTTCCGTGAAACTACTCCTGGTACCGTTCTTCGTCGTACCAAGATTGACCGTGATGATATTATCGACATTAAAGATAATGGTATTGACATTATTCCATTCTTGCAAAAAGTACAATACGGTAAACTTCAAGAAGAAATCGTACGTGCGGCATTCTTCGGTGATGGTCGTCCTTTGACACTCCCAGACGGTACTAAGAACCCAGATAAAATCTCTGAACTACATATCCGTCCAATCGCTAAAGATGATGAATTGTTTGTTATTAAAGCAACTGCCGCATACTGGATTGAAGCTGTAGACACAATTATTAAAACTTTCCCAGCTTACCAAGGATATGGTAAACCATCATTATTTATCAACCCATTCGACTTGGCTAAATTGCAAATTCTTAAAGACGCAAATGGTCGCTATTTGTATGCTCCATCTATGGACACAAATAAAGTACCAACGCCTGAATCTATTGCCGCATATTTCCGTTGCTCTGAAGTTGTTGAATACCGTGAAATGCCGATTGGTAAAATCATCATTGGTAACTTGAATGACTACGCATTCGGTATGTCTAAGAACGGTCAAATTGCAACATTCGAACAATTCGATATCGACTTCAACCAAGAGAAATATTTGATTGAGTGCCGATTGTCTGGTGCTATCCAAACACCTAAATCATTCATTACACTCACTGTAACTAATCCGGAGGCATCAAACGAAGAAATGCTTGAATTCTCAACTGCAGGTGTTAAACAACATCCAACATGGTTGGTAAACTCTGACTCTAAAGAAACACCAGGCGCTAACTACACTTCTAAACACGGTGTAGACCCTGTTACAACTGCTCCTTCTGGAACACCAGCAGGCTAAATGAGTCATGAGGGGGATAATTAGTATAGTTGTCCGCTCGGATAAAGAGGAAGAAGTATCGCCAGGTATTTTCCGTTATACATATTCTGTTTATCGTAATGTACCTGCGAACTGTCCTTCTGACTTGTCATATTCGCATTCGGATGCTTCCAGCATTAACCCCGAGCGAACATTGAACAATGATTTTTCATTCGTATTTGCGAATGATGCCACTGATAGAATCAACCGTATAGAGTATATAGAATACCGTGGAGGTGTATACAAGGTAAGTAGAATTGTACCTTATCCACCAAGAGTTCGTATTTCTGTTGGTAACAGAGAGTACAGAACTATCGATGATATTCTTAAGGAGGGATAATATTGGATGGTACGCCTATCGACGGACGTTTGGAACTACATTCTAAATTGAAGTCTCTATTAACAAATGTATATTTCGAGCCAGCGGATGGTAATAGATTATCATATCCTTGCATCGTATATTCTAGACAAAACATAGAAACCAGACGAGCAAACAATTCCAATTTATATATTGGTAATATGGTATATAACGTTACATATATTTCTCGCGACTCGTCTAATACATTTATGAAAGCTTTTCTAAAACTAGTCCCATCGGCATCGTTATCAAACATAATGACAGTTGAGGGGCTCTATCACGAAACATATAACGTAAATTATCGTTTATAGGAGGATTTAACATGACGCGATTAGTATGGGATGCAGACTCAAAACGACTTTTTGAAACTGGTGTGGACCGTGTGGTTCTTTATCCTAAAAACATTAAAACTGTTGGCTATGCTGACGGAGAAGCTTGGAATGGTGCAACTAAAATCTCTGAATCACCAGAGGGTGGAGACATCACTCCTAAATATGCAAGCAACAATACATATTTGAACCTTGTAAGTAAAGAAACCTTCAAAGGTTCAATCAGTGCTTATACATATCCTGACTCATTTGCAGAATGCGATGGCTCAGCTTATGTAACCGGTGCTGGCAATACACCAATCGGTGTTAAAATTACTGGACAAAACCGTCGTCCATTCGGTTTGGCATACCGTACTCTCTTGGGTAACGATACCGCTGGTACCGACTTCGGATATGTTATTCACTTGGTATACAATGCTACTGCATCTGTATCAAGCCGTGACTATGAGACTGTGAACGATACACCAGAAGCTATTGAGTTTTCTTGGGACTTCACTACAACTCCAGTCCCAGTCGCTGGTTATAAACCATCTTCACACCTTATGATTGATTCTACTAAGACTAAACCTCAAGCTCTTAAAGCTATTGAAGAATTATTGTATGGTAACGAAACGACAGGTAAACCAACATTGCCTACTCCAGAACAAGTATTCGCTATTCTTGGACAACAAGCAGGCTAATCATATTTGGCCACAAGGGACGGGGGTGGGTTCGTATTAGGCATTATACGACTTGTGGTCTTTTTTATTATATTAAACAAAACAAAGGAGCTAACTAAAATGATTAAACGTACTATTACTAGTGAAGACCCATTTACAGGGGAACAAGTCACAAATGACTTCTATTTCCATTTGACAAAAGCTAATATCATTCGCATCATCGGACGTGACCGCCAAGGTGACTGGGACAAATATGTCAAGTCAATCATCGATAGCGGAGACCCAGACACAATTCTTAATTTCATTGAATCTGTAATTCGCGACTCAGTAGGTAAACGTACTCCCGAAGGATTGTTCGTCAAACCTAAAGATTTTTCTGAAGCTTTCATTGCATCCGATGCTTACGGAGAGCTATTCGTTTCTCTAATTCAAAATGAAGAAGAATCTCAACGTTTCTTTAAGGGTATTATTGGCGAACGCAATGGTGAGACAGCCGATAACCGTGGTCTTAAAACGATTGCACAGAAAAATGGTGGAAAGAACCATAATCATAAGAAACGATAAGGGGTATGTGCCCTATGTTAGAGATTTATGTTCCTGATAAGGAAGGATTTGATGAGTCAAGTTATAGTTTCTATTACATTAGTGGTCATAATTTAAGATTTGAGCATTCTTTAAAGTCTATATCCCGATGGGAGGAAAAGTATTGTAAACCTTTTTTCAATACACAGATGACAAACGAGGAAGCTTTAGATTATTTTCGTATGATGAGTCTCGATGAAAAATTCGATGACTCTTTTTTTTCGAAAGATGTTATAGAAAAACTTTCCGAATATTTATCGAAAAAACCTACAGCTACTGTCATAAACTCAACTGAGACAAATAAGTCTAGTAGGATTATGACCAGTGAAGTTATATATGCCTATATGGCTAATGCGAGAGTACCATTTGAGGCAGAGACTTGGAATATTCATCGACTTTTAACTCTACTTGGGGTTATTGGTGAATTCAACAAGCCTCCTAAGAAGATGTCTCAGAAAGATATCATGTCTAAGCAGGCATCCTTAAATGCTATGCGTAAAGCACAAATGGGTACGACAGGTTAGTGTTAGAATAAAATCAAAATGGAGGTAGATTATTATGCGTATTTCATTGACTTCATCTAAAGATGATAAATTTGCTAAAGAACTTCAACGCTTATTGCGAGAAGACATTAAACCTAGCGATTTAGAACCAACTATACGAAATGGTGTAGAGAAGTTAAGGGTCAATACTCCTAAGCGGAGTGGTGTAACTGCAAATAGTTGGGGTAGTGAAATTTCAAAATCTTACTCCGGATTAGACGTAACAATAACCAACTCAAGTGTTACATCCGATGGTATACCAATCCCAATCTTAATCAAGAATGGGCATGGTACTGGTACTGGAGGATATGTTCCTCCGAACGATTACATAACTCCTGTAGTGGATTTAATGGTAAAAGACGTTTCATCATTGATAGAAAGGAAACTTAGATAGATGGCGAATAAAGTCGTTGAGAATAAGATACTTAAACTATCCATTGATGACGAGACATTCAAGAAAGGTCTCAACAATACACTTAATAGCCTTAAAGGTTTACAAAAAAGTTTCGATAGTATTAAGACCGATTCTCTTACTAAAGTCGGAACAGTTGCATCTACAATCGGTGATAAGTTTCAAGGGCTTCTATCTAGAATTCCGATTGTAGGAAAGGCATCAGATGCAATTCTTAATATTGGTAGCTCTGCTGATAAAGCTATGTCTAAACTTGTGCCTCTCGGTGGGTTTAGTATATCAGGTATTACAGGTACTGCTACATCAGCATCTTCAGCTATTGATGATGTAGGTAAGTCAGCAGAAGCATCTGCTAGAAAATTATCCATTATGGATACAGCACTCGGTGTATTAGCAGGTAATATGCTAACTAAGGGTGTCGAAAGTATTACTGGTTTATTGAACCAGTTCACATCTGGTATGCGGGATGGTTTTAAAGAGTATGAACTAAAAATGAACTCAGTTCAAACTATTTTATCAAATACTGCGTCCAAAGGCACAACCATGGCAGACGTAACGAGAGTACTCGGGGATTTGAATGACTATGCGGACCAAACTGTTTATAACTTTGGTGATATGACTTCAGCTATCGGTCGTTTTACAGCGTCTGGTATAGACCTTGATACTTCCGCTAGGTCTATCCAAGGTATGGCTAACGCCGCCGCCCATGCAGGTGCTTCATCTGAGGATATGTCTCGTGCAATGGTTCAGGTATCGCAAGCGCTTTCAACTGGTAAGTTCCAGCTTATGGACTGGAAATCTATCGAAAACGCAAATATGAATACCGAAACGCTTCGTGAGACCTTGATGAAGTACGGTAAAGAATACGGTACAATCACTGAGGAAATGGCTATAAACCATGACACATTCCGTGACTCACTTAGTGACACAGATTGGTTAACAGCAGATGTTTGGAATGCCGCAATGGCTGAGTATTCCGATATAAATACAGCATTAGGTAAGACCGCTTCAGAAGCCGCTACTAAAGTTAAAACTTTTTCCCAGTTAATCGACACAACTAAAGAATCAATCGGATCTGGTTGGGCTGAAACTTGGGAGTATATTTTCGGTAACTACGAAGAAGCTAAAGAAACATGGACATCTATTGGTACTGTAATTGGTTCTATTGTTGGATTTTTTGCAGATAGTCGTAATGCTATATTTAAAGAATGGCATGACCTTGGAGGGTATAAAGACTTATGGACAGGTATATCTAACGTCGTACAAGCCTTCGGTGGTATATTCACCTCACTTAGAGTAGCATTCTCGAATGTATTTGGTGAAGCTAAACCTGGTGTTGGTATATTACTATCACTCACTGATGGTTTCAGAAAATTAACAGAGTATATTAAACCTAGTACTAATGGGTTTAATGTCTTAGTTCAAGTATTTACAGCATTCTTTACTGTAGCAAGGGCGGTAACTTCTATTGTTAAGGTTCTTGTACAAGTAGCTTTAATCCCGCTTAAACTTGCTTTAGGGCTTGTTCTAACGGGCGTCACTTTATTAAGTAAAGCCATAGAGATTGTAGCATCATGGTTTACAAGGTTGATTAAACCTGTCGTGGATGCTATAGAAATATTTGGTAAATTCGCATCAGACGGACTTGGTAAAGTCGGTAATGCTATATCGACATTTGCTTCTGGTTTATCCGGTAAGGTATCAGACTCGTTAAGTAAATTCGTGGCTAAAGGTATCGATGCTGGTAATATAATTGAGAAGCTAGTAGAAAATGCTAGAAGTGGTAAAGACGCGGCTGACGGTCTAAACGTATTTGAATTAAGCCTTAGATTGGTAATTTCAGCTTTCGATTTTCTTAATAGTAAAGTAGACGTCGTAAAAGACAAGCTTTCAGATTTTGGAATTTCCATTAAAGACCTCGCCGACACTATTAAATCAAAATGGGATAAAATGATGTCATCGCTTAAGAGTGGTTTCGACACTTCTGGCGATTGGTTACTCAATCTTAATCTAGGTGAGAGTATTGCCGCTAAGATTATAAAAGGTTTGGGTGTAGGTTTACTATCTCTTCCTGTTGTATTAAGCTCATTACTCATCAAAGGTCTCTCTGACGCATTTCCTTCAGTAGAAAAATTCGTTGAAGAAAAAGGTCGCGAAATTCTAGCTAATACTGGTTTCTACAAATTAGATATTAGTGAGCTTATATTTGGCAAGACCGCCTACGCTGACGATATTACAAACTCTAAGCAAAGTATATATGCTAAAACACAGATGCTTAATGAACTATCTAAGGTTCGTAGCACTATGGGTACTTCTAACACATCCTCATTGGGTATATCACCATCTACAGTAGATGATGTAAATAAAGTAAACGAAGCGTATAAGAGGTTAGGAATTCAAACTCGTATCACAAGTGATGAATTAACACAAATGGCTTATAACGGAGGATACTCTACGTCAGAACTCGCTGACCTTATTGAGACTAGAGCTGTTGTTGCTACAGACACACTTGGTAACAAAATCAAAATGAACTTCAAAGAGTTCGGTATTATTATAGGTATTATCAAAACCGCTAATGATATGGTTAAGAGTTTCGGTAAATCTATCAAGGATGATCTAAACTTTGATTTATTCCGTAAAGGTCTAGAAGGAACAGCAAACGCAAGTGAGTTAGCCAAGTCTAAAATGGCATCCTTAGGTAAGTTCCTCAAAGACAAATTAAGAATCGATGTAAAAGAACTAGACAATACTATAACTGAAGTTCATAAAAACATAGATAGAAACTTCAATTCACTCCCTAAGATATTTAAGACAGTGACAGATAGTGTTCGTAACATGTTTGCCAACTTAGACTTCTCAAGTAAAACAGCTTTGATTAAGTCATTTATTGGTATGTTGGGAGATTTCTCTCTAGGACTTGCTGATTTCATTACCAAGATTTCAGCACCTCTTGGTTCTGTCGTTAAAGTATTCTCAGAAATGCTAAGTGATATTTCAAGAGGTCTTGAAGGATCTTCTCTATTAAACACAGGTATAATCCTAGTTATTTGGAAGCTTCTTAATATGTTAGATGGTGGCTCATCTATTCTTGATAAATTCCTTGGACCTTTTAAGGAATTATTAGAAAAGATTGGTAACTTAGGACAAGCTAAATCCGTCTTGGGTGAAACAGCAAAACTTATCAAATCATATGGGAAGGTAAATACAGCTAAGCAAATAATGACTTTAGCGAAGGCATTTGCTATTCTTGCTGGTTCGTTATTTGTATTATCACTTATCCCATTAGATAGGATGGTACCAACCTTCTTACTATTCGCTGGAGCATTAGCAGTAGCGACAGCCGCTGTTGTTGCACTTAATTGGTCATTCAGCAAGTTTGGTCAAAGTTCTAGTGGCGTAGGAGCAGAAGGTATTATTGGTACCATACTAGATGGTATGGGATTCCCTGAAATTAAGAAATTAATTAAAACATTAAATAAAGCGACTCTTGTAACAGCGATTGCTGGTTCGATTCTTGTTCTTGGTCAAACGCTACTTATCGTTAAATCCCTATCTTGGGAAGAAATTCTCAAAGGTTTAACTGTCGTAGCGGCTACAATGCTGATGCTTGTTGGTGTTACCAAGGTATCATCGGCTGGTGCGACAATGGGTGACGCTGCTAAAATATTAGCTCTAGCCTTCGCAATCAAAATGATGGTTGGGTTGGTTAATACCATAAACGAACTATCAATAGGTTCTTTATTAAAGGCAGGCGCTGTTGTTTTAGCATTAGGAACTATATTCACTCTTGCTATCAAATTGATGAACCCAAGGAAGTTACAAATCAAAGCAGGTACCGCTCTTGCCATATTAGCATTAGCTAAGGGTATAGGTATGCTGGTAGCATTGGTTGACACTATATATTTGATTCCTTGGGATGCTTTAACAAAAGCTCTTAAAGTTATTGCAGTTCTTGCTACTATTATTACATTGGCTATCGCTCTTATGAGTGGGGGTACAGCTACTAATGGTATGGCTATTGAATGGGGTAAAGTTAACCTCAAGACGGCAGTAAACATATTGGCTTTAACGGCAGGTATCAACCTGTTGGCTATTGCTGTAATGGTACTGTCACGAATTTCTGAATCAGATATGGCACGAGCTGTATCCGCTGTAAACTCTCTAATGTTAGTAGTAGCAACAGCAATGGCTCTCATGTCTGGCGAAATTACTGTAGGTGGTGTAAGAGTATCGACCGGTAAAGTCAAAATAGCTACAGTTCTTAACCTCGTAGCATTCATCGGTGGTATATTAGTATTATCAGGCGTTGTGATGATGTTGTCAAGAATCAGCCCTGATAGCCTTGCTCAAGGTACGGCCGCTCTAATAGGTATCGCATCAGTTATAACTATAGGTATAGGCGGTATATTGGCCGCGTTCAAATACCTAAATGACCCTGATGCCACAGATGTCGCATTATTAGTAGGATATGTTTTGGGATTGGTTCTATTAAGCGGTACCTTGCAGAAACTAGCGAAACTATCCTGGGACGAAATCCTCAAAGGTATCATTCCTCTTGGTCTTATCGTTGCGGGTCTTATAGGCGTCATGTGGATGTCTAAAGGGGCAGACCTTAGTAGTGTTGCATTATTAGCGACAGCCGCTTTAAGTATTTGGGTAGTTGCACAACAACTCGTTCAATTATCTACTCTACCTCTTGACGGGGTCTATACAGCTATTACAGCTATAGGTCTTATTGTCCTAGGTATGTCAACACTAATGATGGTTGCTCGAGGAGGCGACTGGCAAGCTGTAGCTTTATTAGCATCTGCCACCCTGGCTATTGTTGGTATAGGTTTCACCCTTAAAATGCTTTCAGAGATAAATGGTGACATTACAACTGCGGCTTTAGCGTTAACTGCTATGGTTGGTGTGGTCGGACTATTAATAGCTATAGCTGGAATGGCTGGCGGTGCTGGTTTGGTCTCTATAGGTGTACTACTATCCGCAACAATAGCTGTCTTGGGTATAGCCTTAGCTCTACAACAATTATCTAATATTTCTGGCGAACAAATGTTTACCGCTATATTGGGTCTTGCTGGGGCTCTCACAGTTATCACAATCGCAGGTATAGCTCTTCAGGCCGCGCTACCTGGACTAATCGGTTTAGGAGCCGCCGCCCTTATGATTGGTGGTGCCGCTTTCTTATTTGGGGCAGGAGTAAACTTAGTTGCAAATGGTCTTACATTATTGTGGAACCTTATTAAAACAATCGTAACTGATATTTCAAATGCGTTTGTCACACTTGCTAGTGCTATAGGTACGGCTATGTCAAACCTACCTCAAACATTAGCCGATATTTGGAATGGATTCACTGAGTTCTTCGGAAATATAGGTGAGAAAGCCCTAGAATGGGGTGGAAACATCA